GCCGCGCAAACGCCGCTCGACAAGCAACGCTACAAGCTCCGTCTTAGCCGATTTTAGTTCGGTGCATGCCTTCAGATACGCGCTAAGTGCCTTCGCGTAATCTCTCGAGATTTTACGATCGACTAACAGAGGCATCGCGGCGCTAACAAAGGGTCAGATCCCCATCCACCCGGTGCTGACCCGCGCGTCCTCGACCCACTGGCCGCGCGAGAGCGACGCGCGCTGTGCCGCGACGATGTCGGCACCCGTGTCGGGCCGCGCCTCCTTCAATCCCATCGCCAAAGTCCGAACGGCATCGCAACAATGTGACGACCAATCGTGAATCGGCGCGTCCTTGAACACGCCGAGGCGGTCGTTGAAGTCGCGATGGTAGTAAACCATGCACTCCCTCAATCGATCCGTACGAACACGATCCATCCAGCATCGCGGCAGCAGCATTTTAACTGCGTTGATGCCGTCATCGATGTCCTGACGCGGCACGACACGCACCTTGCGGCCATTGGCGCGCAACAGTTCCTCACGCGTCTTGCCGGTGCCCAGTTCGCGCGCGCCGGCATCATGCGGCAACAAATCGGTGGTGTATCGATACGGCTTGCTATCGAGCCATTGCACATAATGCGTCAGCGGCTCGCCCGTCGCCTCGTAGTAGTCGATGACATGCACCTCACGACCCACGAGCTGCGCGCAGACGATCGCAGTGGCATCGCCGATACCGAGATCCCAAGCTGTCCAGACAGGCACAGCCGGGTCATACGGTACACCGCAGATGCGTCCGTCAGCGTCAGCCGCAGCCATCTCGGAACGATAGATAGAGCCACGGATCGCCGCGTCGAACGAGCACTCCAACTCCTGGTCATACTGGTCCGCCGTCATCATGCGGCGCATGTCGGCCAGTTCGCCCGCCTCCAGCAGGCCGCTCTGGGACGCGCGCAATGTCATCGAGAACCACTCGGGATTGTTCTCAGCCTCTTTATGGATCGCGTAAAAGTCGTTGCGCCCTTTCGGTGTTCCTATGAACACGGCCCAACCATTACGATCAGCCAGCGATGGCCGCAGCACCTCGGGCCACGCGCGCGGGTCAATGTCACCATACTCATCCAACACGATTCCATCGGCGTAAGTGCCACGCAGCCGCTCGTAATTCTCGGCGCCGTACAATCGCACGCGGCCACCGTTGCGGAACCGCACCATGAGGTCGCTCTCACGTTGTTCCACACCCGGAATGTTCGCGGTATAGCGTTTAAGATATTCCCATGCCGTATCTTTCGCCTGGGCGTATGTCGGCGCGAGATAAGCATAGCGTGGATCGGGCTTTTTCGCGCGCACCTCGGCCGGCGCCTGATCCGCTCGCATGGCGGCGTCGATCAGGTCCATGACGCATGCAACCGTTTTGCCACCGCGACGATGCACGACGAGGCAGGCCCAGCGTTGCTTACGAGCGTGGAACGGCATGAACGCCTGTCGCGCGCGGTAGCCAAGGTCAATCCGCGCTGCCTCTGGTGGGAGTGTAGATGCCAATCTGCGGCGCGTCGTGCGAGGCGCTTCCAAAGGTCTCAAAGTCAGCGTCACGAATAACCCCTGTTATGATCATCAGCGGCATTTGCGTGGTCGCCGGTTCGCTGGTGTCCTTCCAACCCATGCGGGCCTTGGTCCACCAGATCTGCCCCTGCACGCTCATGTTCTTGGTGCAGTTGGTGTAGAGCGCCTGGGCCACCCGCATGTTGGCCTCCGCCATTCCGGTGTCCAGCTCGTGACGGAAATGCTTCTCCAGTGTCGGCCTGCTGATCTTCAGGCACGCGCACATTTCCTCCTGACGCATACCGAAGCCGGTCATCGTCAGGATTTGCCGCCGCTGTTCCTCGGTCGGGGTGAACGGTTTTCGCCCTGGATGTGGCGGCGATGATCGAAAAGGCGGTTTCATCAGGCAGCTTGCCGACGCTCCTGGCCGATCAGAACAGGAACCAGCGCGCTCGCGATGTGGAACATCATCACCGGCGGCACCGCGTTGCCGCAGCGCGCCCACTGGTCGGCGTAGGAGCCGGTCAACACGTAATCGTCGGGAAACGCGCAGATGCGTTTCAGTTCGGCGATGGTGAACTTGCGGCGTTCGGTGGGGTGACAAACCGATGCCGCTGTCGGATCACCGCCGCTGACGACACCCGTTGCACATGGCGCATCCAGGGCCGGCTTCCACAGTCGCCCCCCACCCCTGAAAACGCTGCCGCCAGGCGGTAGCGCGTCCCAATGTCGTCCGGTCGAATAACGGGAAATGTCGGTTTCTGGTTCAACTTCGCTTCGTGCTCTAACCGCTCGGCCTGCCAGGATGACCGGCGCGGGCTTCGCCGCCGTCTCCATGGCATGGCCGTGGAAGCCGTGGCCACTCTCCAAGCCACTGATCCATGGCAGCGCGTCGCGGACGCTGTAGCGATACGCCAGAGGCGCCGGAAAGGCCGGTCTGGCATCGAGGTCGTCCTCGCGCACGCCAACGAAGATCAGCCGTTGCCTGGACTGCGGCACGCCGAGCCATTGGGCATCGAGCAGCTTTGCTTCGATCCGGTAGCCGCAGGCACGCAGCGCGCGAAGTATTTCGAGGAAGTATCCCTTGGCCGTGCCCTTGATCAGACCCGACACGTTCTCGGCGACAAAGGCCCGAGGCTGGAGTCCTTTCAGCAGCCGCGCGAACTCATGGAACAGATCATCCTGACGCTGCGTGGCATCATGCGAGGTAGTGACGCGGCCCCATCCCTTCTCCCGCTTGCCGGCGGTCGAGAACGACACGCAGGGCGGCGAGCCGTCGAATATGTCCAGTTCGCCGACAGCAAGGCCGGTCGCGGTCAGGATATCCTCGGGCTGCACGGTGCGAATATCGCGGCCGTCCAGGACGGTCCCCGGCGCCATGTTCGCGGCGTAGGTATCGCGGGCCTCGGCGGTCAATTCGTTTGCGTAGACGACCTCGCAGCCCGCCATGCGATAGCCGGTTGATGAGCCGCCGCCACCCGCGAATGTCGAAGCGACCTTGAGACCGTTCCAGGGAACAGCGCGGATTTCCGCCATCGAGGGCACGCGGTAGGGCGGCTTGGTCATTCCGCCTTCGCCACTTGCTTGCCGCCGCTGAACACATAGCCGCACTTCGGGCACTCGTGGTCGGTCTCGATATCCTCGTCGTAGCTATCGAAACCATCCGGCGCGAGAGGTTCAGCGGCGAATAGCTGGCCGAGCTCCATTTCCCCGAAGCCCGTCAGGCCAAGATCGAAGCCCACGTCACGCAAGTCCATCAACTCAGTCCGCAGCAGGTCATCGTCCCACGAAGCATTGAGCGCCAGTTTGTTATCAGCCAGCCGCAACGCCTGTTTCTGGGCTTCATCGAGGCCATGAATAGCGATAGCGGGCACTTCGACCATGCCAAGTTGCCGCGCGGCGGCCAAACGACCATGACCGGCGATCAGAACACCGTTTTCGTCAAGTAAAACCGGAGAAGTGAAGCCGAATTCGACAATGGATCTGACGATCTGGGCGATTTGTTCGTCTGAATGTTGACGCGCATTGCGAGAATACGTCGCGATATCAGAGATTTTTGACAGAAAACTATCGTAAAGGATTACGTTAGCCATTTGTTAGTCTCGTCTCATTTCCAGACACTCGGCCCTGACAACCACCTCACGCAACTCTCCGAACATGAGGACATGCACGCGCGCGCTGTCACCGGAGACGGACTTCACGACGGCGTTGATGCCATCGAGGGGTGAGCCATTGCTGAGCCTGCACGGGGCTCCTGGGCGCCATGTGTCGCTGGCGGGTGGTAGTTGCTGCCGCGCCTCCTCGGTCGCCTGCAACGCTTCGACAGCCCCGCCACGGACGAAGCAGGGATGATCGCCAGCCATGCAAAGCTTGTGGACGCCCTGGCTGTAGCGTGCGGCCACCCATCCCTGACCAGGACTGAGGGCGAGAAACAGATAGCCGGGGAACAGTGGGACGAACTGACGCGCGCCCGGTCGTTTGAACAACCGGGACCGGACAGCCATGAGCGGCAGGTATGTTTCGTATCCATTACGAGTGAGTGAATGGGATGCGATGTTCTCGGCGGCTGGGTGGGTGTGAACGACGGCCCACTGGCTCGCTTCGGCGTCGCGTCCGCAGTCGAGTAGCGATGTGCTCTCGGTTTCCACGCGTGAGTTGTGTCCAGATTTTTCACCGATGGTCAAGATGGAGCGGGAATGCCGCCGGAAAATAAATCGCATCTGTCCGCATTTTGTCGTTGACGACGATATGCGGACACTGTAAGGTGTCTTCATCAACAAGGAGACACGCAGATGACCAACAATACCCCCGGCTACAGCATCCGCCTCACCATTAAGATCACGACGGACAAGAATGGCCGCCGCCGCGCGACTTACTGGTCGATGCGGGCTATGCGGAACCTGCCGCTGAAGATCGATGACGCGGACCTGTTCCTGGCCACTGAACAGGCCGACCGGCACATCCCCTGGGCCGCCTGACCCTCAACAGCATTCCGCCCCAGCGCGGGTGCACCAGGGCGGTAGCGGCAAATCGATAGTTCGCGTGGGGACAACACGCGAATACACCGCTTTTGTTCATCGGTGCAACTGGAATAAATCGCGCCTGTCCGCAAAATGTCATTGACTGTCCGCATATCGCGCTGTATGGTGTCTTCATCAACAAGGAGACACGGACATGACGCAAGCAACCCTTATCAACCAGATCCGCCAGGCCTTCGGCTCCGTCGAGAAGATGGACCCCTCCGGTTCAGTTTATCCACGCCTGTGCGCGTTGCTGGACCGTTGCGACAACGATGCGCTGAAGGCGGTTTACGCGGCCCGCATCCGGTTTGTTTCCGGGTTGGCGCTCAACCGGATGATCCGGCGCGGTATCGCCGACAGCATCTGACCCTCTGGCGGGGCCTCGTGCCCCGCTCCCCCTTCATTTCACCACACACAGGAGCATCCCATGACCAACTTTAACCGCGTTGCTTTCATCAACTACTTCCTCTCAAACGGCTTCTCTTTCGAGGTTGCCTCGGAAGAGGCCACCAAGGCCCAACGGCTTCACCAGGCCGAC